GACCATTTGCAGGAAACATTTCCTGTATAGCTTTTGATTGAAACTTAACTGCTGATTCAATTAACATAGGATGTACTGCTGTGCATGCACCTTCAAAAGGTTCTGATGTATCTTCTATCTTTAATCCTAGTAAATCAAATCCTCTTTCAAACATTGATTCCCATTCAGCTCTGGAATCTTTATCTGCTGTATAATTATTAATTACATCTTCTGCTATTTCTATTAAACTGTCATCATCTAAATTATTAGCAATGTTACCATACCATTCTTTCATTTCACTTTCAGGTTCCATTTCTATATTAACTTCAGTAAAATCTACAGTAACTCCCCCATCTTCATCTGGTTCTATAGTTGGTGCATTTGCTGCTTCTTTAATTTGTTCTGGAAGTTGTACTACATTTGATATAGTTTCCTCTATCTTATCAAATGGATTTTTTTCTATTGCCATTATATTGCTCTCTGTGTATTATAATTTTTGTAGTAATCTTTCATTACTGTTCCCCCTTTTTTCTTTTCTGTAATTCCTTTTATAACTAATCTTGGATTAGCAGGTGCACCACTAGGCATATTGTCTAATACATATTTATATGCATTTTTAAATTGAGATGTTTCTTTTAATAATTCTTTTGCTTCTTTTTCTGAAGATGCTTTAATGGTAACATTATTAATATTATCTCCAATTCTAAAACTACCTTTTTCACCACGATAAAACATTTTAGGACTTATTACTTTAAAGTTAATTTTGTATTCATTTAAAGGTGAAACTGATTTACTAAACTTATCAATTAACTTTGACTTTAATTCAGAGTCTGTTATTAAGTCTTCATCTTTTTGTTTATAAAAATTATCTAAAGTTTTTTTATCAGAACTTGTTAAATTTTTATTTGCATATGTTTCAAGTATTTCTTGAGCTTTAGTTTTTGTTGTAGCTCCTGTTAATAATTTACCTAAACCTGATAGTGCTTTTGTCATATTGCTCTCTGTGTATTATAGTTATCATTACGTATTACCATACCACCTTTTTTAAATTTAAAATCTTTAGGCTTTCCTTTAACAACTCCTTTACCTAAAACTAAAGGACCTAGTTGTAAAACTTCATCTGCTTCTAAAACAGGTTCACCAGTTTTTTTATCATAAAAATAACTATGTCTAAAAGGATTCATTCCTATTTGAACATATTCTGAATTAGGGTCATTTAATTCTAGTTGTATTTTATTATAAACATTTTCAGTAGGAGCATCTAAATAATCTCCATGTATTCTTCCTATTGTTGCTTTTGGTGTTTTTCCTCTAGCAATATTTAAACCACCTTTTTCAGATGATTTAAATTCAACATTTTTTAAAACAGCACTTTGTCCATATCCAATAGCTTTACCACCTGTTTTAGTTCCATCATGTAATGATACAATCCATGTATCATAATTTTCATAAGCAGGAATATCTAAACGTGAAGCTACTCTTTTACCATCTAAATCAGTTCCTTTTTTATTTATACCTACTACACCTTCTTCTAACTGATTAGATTTTAATGTTCCTTGTATTCTTTTTAAAGAAGGAACTTCTGGCATTTCTGTAATTAAATTTATTGGTTGATATGCTTTTACAACTCTATCATAAAACTCTTTATCAATTTTTCCTTCATAAAGTTTTTGAGCTGCTGTTTGAACTTCAGGTATTCTTTTTTGTTTTTGATTAACTTTATATTTCTTTTTTATATCTTCTAATGAAAGGTCTTCATCAGATATATTTTTTAAATCATCTTTTGTTTTATTTTTTTTAATAAAAGTTTCAAGAACTTCTTGTGCTTTAGTTTTAGGACTTCCTCCTTTAACTAAAAGTTCTGCTAACCCTGCTAATGCTTTTGTCATAATTTCCCCTATTATTCTTTTATTATAACATTAAGTTCGCCAGTATGCAACCTTTTTTTTCATAGGTGGGTCATCCCACTCTGGGTCTTCAGGATGCTCAAGGTGCCAGGACTCTTTCATATAGTGTATTGCCATAGTCATTGCATCAACCTGGTCATCATGTGCTGCATTTGGAAAACGTAACATTTCTTCTAATAAATCTTCTGACCATTTTCTATTGCTAGGTATCCATACTCTTCCTGCTTCCATTAGTGGAGTTGCAGAATATACTCTGGCTACTTTATCTTTATCTGGTAAATATTCTAAAACAGGTAATCCTGCTCTTCGCATATCCTGTATGAGTGATTGACCAGATGCTTTCTTTTCTATCATACAAACATCAGGTCTATGTTCATCATATAACTGTTGTGCTATACGTCTTAACTCTGGATATTCAAATCTACCTTTAATATTTCCTAATAATATTAGTTGAGCTACATATTGTTCGTAGCCATCTTCTGTTTCTTCATAAGTATGAAAGATTCCCCATGTTTGTATTACACTATAGTCTGCAGTTCTTGATGTGGAGAACGCAGTATCATAGGTTTGTATTATAAATTCACAAGGTGGTGGCTCTTCATCATCCCAATACTGTACCCATTTCTTTTTTATTATTCCTCCTTCATCAGGAGTAGGGTCTTGCATGTAGAGTGCGTTCCAATATCGAGACCCATTGGATGCTTTTATCTCTGCTTCGTCTACCTTGAGAACATCTTCAGGCTTCCACTCTGGAAAATAGCTTGAACCCACAGGTAACTGCAGTAACGAAGCTGACTCCTCGTCTAACCATGCAGGTATTCGTACCACATGCCAGGGAGTCACAGCATAATCACCCACATTCTCTTGTTGTTTTAGTAACCATCCACATAAATCATCATAATGGTACCTAGTATTTATAATTAAGATAGAACCATTGGGCATAATACGTGTTCGTAGTCCTGATGGGTACCATTCTTTTACATATCTTCTACCTGCTGCAGAAAATGAGTCCTCTTCAGACATCACATCATCTAATATTGCTATATGAGCTCCTCGACCTGCTATCTGTGACCTAACACCTGCTGCATAATAACTACCACCTAGGTTTGTCTTCCATTTACCTGCAGCTCTAACGTCACTTCTTAAAGAAACACCTTTGAATATGTTTTGAAATTGTTCATCATTAACAATATCCCTTACACTTCTACCAAAATCACTAGATAATTGGTCACTATGGGAAACAGTTAGTATCTCATGTTCTGGATTTCTACCAATATACCATGCAGGAAACAGTTTGGAACAGATTACAGACTTAGAACTACGTGGAGGTAGAAAGACCATAAGCCTTTTTATCTCTCCAGATTCTAATTGTTGTAGTTTATGGCTAATTAACTCTATGTGGCGACCCATCTTCCAATCAGAAACAAGGGTTGGAGCTAATGTTTTAACAAAAGTAACAAAGTTTTCTTTAGATTCTTGTTTTATTTTTGTTTGTAACAAAGTATCTAAATGAATATAGGGACTTATAGTATCTATAGTTTGTATATTTTCCAATATATTTAAACCTATTGTATGTTATGATATGAAAATAATAATAAAAACAAATAAAAGATAAACAAAGTATATTTATTTTTATTAACTATATATAATTATACATAACTCCCCCACGTTTGTCAAGTCTTTTTTTATATTTTTATTATTTAGCCTGTTATTTTGGTGTATATATGGGGGTGGGGTATATATATATAATACACAGACTATTTTTTTTTGGGTGGGGTGTGACATTTTTACAACATTGTCAAAATTCCAACAGTAAATGATACCTTATGAGAACAAAATGAGAACATTTTATTTGTCAAGTAAGTAATTTAACAATGTGGCATTATTACAACAGTTATTATAATTACATAAGTTTATAAAAATATATCATTTAATTATAAATAGCGTGTTTTGATTATAGAATTTATTTATTATTTAATGATAGTAATTATTAGATATTAACTAATAATTATAATTAATAATTATATAAAAACGAATCACTTAAACAGTTTTTAAAAAATACATATAAAAAATAAATGTAATAAAAACAATAACTTACATATATCGAATTGACAATATTATAAAAATAGATTAAAAAATTAATATTATTTTTAAAAATTAAATAGGAGTAAATAAAAATGATAAACAAAAAAGATAAACAAAATATTATTAATAAAGAAAAAGATAATATTATGATTGATAAAGATTTTATTGAAAATGATATTATTGAAAGCAAAGTAAATATTAATAATATAAAAGATAATATTAATAATAATAATATTAGTAACATAATTAATAATATATAGGAGTATATAAAAATGATAACAGATAAACAAAATAATTTTTTATTTAATAACTTTAAAGAAAAAATTGAATTAACATTAAAAGAAAAAAATTATATTTTAGAATTATTAAAAATAAATTATAATGAAGTTTTAAAAGATGATAAAATTAATTTTAAAGAGTTTAAAGATGATATTAAATATAATAATAATGAGCATTATAAATTAATAGATGATTTAATTTATAAATTAGATACATTAGATTTATTAGATATAAGTGAGCAATATTATAAATAATATATAGGAGTATATAAAATAGCTATTGATTTTTTAATTGATAGCTATTATAATATATAATTAATTATAAAAGGATAAAACAAAATGAAATTAAATAAAAATGATATAGCAATAAAAAATAATACTACTAAATATATTAATAATATTATTGATGATGTAGAAAAACCATATATTTATAGAAATAAAAAATATAATAGTTATCCATTTTCTATAATTAAAAAAAGCACGAATAAAAAATTAGGTAAAAAAGTTTTAAAAGGAAATAAAAAAGACTTTAAAATGTATACATTAACATTAATAGAACGTTCTACTTGTACTGATGAATGTGAGCATTATTTAACTTGCTATGGGAATAATATGATGTATGGAATACGTTTTAATCCATATAATAAAAACTTTTTAATACGTTTAGAAAATGATATAAAAACAATAGCAAATGAACCTAAAAACAAAAAAGGTTTTTTATTGCGTTTGCACGTGTTAGGAGATTTCTATAGTGTTGATTATGTTTTATTTTGGAAACGTATGTTACAATTATATCCTAATTTACATATATATGGATATACTAGAAACCATAATAATAGTAAGTATCTAGATAAAAGAAATATTGCAAATGAAATAATAAAATTAAATACTTTATTTAGTACAAGATTTTATATTAGATTTAGTAATAAATTAGATATAGAAGAGTCTGCCAATTCAATAGAATTAGGAAAAAAAGGTATAATCTGCCTTGCTCAAGTAGATGAAAAGAAAACTTGTGCTACTTGTACATTATGTTGGACTAGTAAAAAACCAATTAACTTTATTACTCATTAATTAATTTCATAAATTCCCAATAAAAGCTAGTATTATTAATTTATTACTAGCTTTTTTTATATCTATTATACAATTTAAAAGCTTTTTAAAGCTCATAGAGTGCCATTAAATAATATTATGATACTATCTAACATAAAATAAAATTAAGTTAATCAGCAAGTCTTAAAATAGTTTTTATATTATAGGAAAAACTTATAATAGATATAGGTTGTAATTATAATATATGTTGCTATAATGTATATTAATAATATATAAATAAAAACACTTAATGAGAATATTTATTTTATTATTTTAATAAAACATAAAACATCTATTGAAGACATTTAAATTATATATTATTATTTTTTCATTTTATAGTTAAACTCCTGATTGAGAGTGTCAAAAATAATGGCACTCTCTTTTTTTATGTGACCTTTATGCAACAGGTGTGATATATTTATCACTATAGAAAAAACTAATAAGCATTATAAGAAAAACTTATATAGCCATATGGTAGCCATAGAGTACATATAAATATAAAATAGATAGTAAGATATATAAAAAAATAAACTGAAGCATTTAAACAGGTCATAGGAAAAACTAATAAGCATTATAGATTGACACTCTATAGTGTGACATAAATACAACATAAAAAAATTATTTATATTTTACTATTGACAATAAAAAAATAATCTATAATATATATATTAAGTTTTTATTAATTATTAAATGGAGTTTATATATGTCACATATTATAAGAATAAGAAAAACAAAATATAAAGCTAATCCTATTATAACAATAGGAGATAAAAAATATATTGAAGTATCAGAAACAAAAGAAAAACAATTAAGAATAGACATAAATAATTTAGTTGTTTATCCTAATACGAAAGTTGATTTAGTAGACAATGCTATAATAGACTTACAAGGTACAGAGATTAGAGCAGACCATACTAATTTACAGATAAATCAACATAGAAAAAGTAAAACTATTAAGCCAAAAGAAACGCATATAAGTTTATTAAATAGAGATTAAAACTAATTGGTGCTATTGAATTAATTTTTAATAGCACCATTCAACAAAAGGAGAATAGAACTATGACTAAACTAGGATTTATTGTTTTTACTATGGGAGTAATGTTTTTTTTATCAGCTATGATGATAGATACTTTTGATAACTTACTGCTATACTTTGACCATTTAATAAAAGCATTAACAGATAAAGAATATTTTTTAAGTAATATTGAAGGAACATTCAGAGTTATGCTATGGTTTTTTATGATGTGGATAGGTTTCTTAATATCTGTAGCAGGTTTATTAATGATGAGATTAATTAGTTGGAAGTAATAGGAAAATCCTATAGCAGATATAGATTGAAATTATAATAGGTGTGTAGTATATATTGTTATATTAAATATAACAAAGGAGAATTAAAATGAATTGGGAATGGGATAAAGAAACACAAAAACAATTTGAAGAAATGCAAGAGAAGTGTAGAGAATTTTCTCAAGTAGTAGAAAAGTTTAGAGATGATGTCACTAGAAATAGAGATGATATGCAGACTGAAGATAGTGCAGTAAGTAAGTTTGAGCATCAAGTAGATATGATGGCAGAAAACTTTAGAAGAATGAAACATAATTGTTTCTAAAGATATAAGTGCTATAGGAAAAACTTATAGCACTTATAGGTAGACAAAAATAAAATAGTATGTTATATAAGAATATATTAAATATAAATGAAAGGAAAAATAAAATGGTAAGAAACAATTTAGATTTAGCTATGCTAATAACTGATGCAATTTTAAATGAATTTGAAAAGAATGGTAAATGTAATATACCATTAGACGAATCAAAAGATTCCAAACCATATGCTTGGGATTTGCAAGATGTAATTCAAACTGAATTAGAAAAGATTGCTGAAGGAGATAATATAAATGATAATACTAAATCAATAGGAGAATAAATATGGCATACAAAGAAGTAACAGAAACAACAGTAACTTATCCAGACCTAGACGAGCAGGACAAACAAGACTTACGAGATAATCCTAAAAGTTTTAGAGTTTTTATAGTTAAAGAAGTTACTGAAGAGTTTGTTGTTCAAGCTTATAATCAAGAGGAAGCTGAAGATATAGCAAAAAACAAAGCAGAAAGTTATAGTAAACCAGATGGTTCAGAAGTAGAAGATATAACTGTTGATTGTACTGAACTTGATAGACAAACATATCAAGATGATGAGATAGAATTTTTATTAGAGGAGGTATTATAATGTCACATAGTGGTAACGAACAAAGAAAAGAACAAGCATTTGAACAAATGGTTGAAGACAATATGAAGCAAGGTATGACTAAAGAGCAAGCAGTAGCTAGAGCAGAACATTTTGTAGAAAAGAATAAAGATTTTTGGATAGGAGATAGTGACTAATGAGTAAAGAAAAAGAATTAAAAGAAAGGTTAATTAAATTAGATGATGAATACGAATGTAGTATTGCATCAAGAGAGCAAAGAGAACCTGAAGAAATATCTGATGATGCTTTTAAAGTTATCAATAAATTAATTGCTGATAAAAATATTACAGATATAAATAATGAAGAAGATGCTCACGATTATGTAGATTGGTATAAAGGAAGATATTAAAATTAATGGAGAGAAATTATAAAGGAGAAAACAAATGGATAGAAAAGATTTTATACAGTTTAGAACATACATAACTCAAGCTAGGAAAGTATATACTTATGTAAATATGCATCAAGAAGGTCAAGAAGGTGAGTATGTTAAGGTATCTAAAAAAGATTTGATAGATAGGTTAGATGATATTTATATTCAGAACGAAAAGAATATAAAAGATTATGGAGATGGTGCAGTAGTAAGAGATATTGATTTTAATAAGTTTACTTTTGTTACTAAAGATTTTAAAAAGTTTTGGTTTGATACAAAATGGTTAGGAAGACCTGAAGAAGTATGGATAGATTAAGAAAAATAAATCCTATTGCAAAGTTATTGAGAACTTCTTTGTTTAGAAAAAGAGTAACAAAGAATAAGAAGAAGTATACAAGGAAAGAAAAACATAAAGATGTGGTTTGTTGAGGGTTGCCCTAGTTCTTCCACTAAAAAAAGGAACTAAATTGCGAGTAATGTTTTTGGTAGTTTTTAGACTCTAAAAGAAAAAACTACCACATAATATGGAGAGAAACAAATGAAGCTACGACAACACCAGATAACTAGAGTAGAGCAGATATTAAGTGACCTTGAGAGAAAGGTAGAGGAGATGGAGCAACAAGATTATATTACATATGATTTAGGTAAAGACCTAGAGAATATTTTATTTATGCTTGATAAAATAAGAGAGGAGATTGAGAATGAGTAAGAGATATATGTCAACAATAACTGTAACTTGGGAAGGTAATATGCTTGAAGTTAAAAATAAAGAAGAATATATTAAACAATTAAAGCAAGGATTTCTTGAAGAATATGGTATACTTTTAAGTGATAACAACATAACAAATGTGGAGTTAAAAAATGAGTAAGAACCTAACAACTAAAGAACATTGGGAACTGCATCAAAGCCTATGGCATATGATAGGTTGTGATATGGAACTCAAGTATAGAGATAGAAATAATGTTGTATATGTTGACAAGAAAGAAAATATACAGTACACTTATTCAGCATTAGGAATTATACAGGAGAAAAAATTATGAGTAAAAAGAAACCTACTTGGGTATACATCTATGGAGATGAGTGCCAAGATATATGGGAGCATTTTGGATTTCCTTTTCCTAATCCAAATGATAGAATGAAACTAAAGTTTGTTAAGTATGAAACAAAGGAGAATAAAGATGGCTAAATATACATTGTATGCAAAGAAAGTGTATTACTATCGTAAAGATATTAATGCTCAAGATAGAAAGAGTGCAGAGAAAAGAGGTGCTGACTATGAAGCAGACGATAATCCAGAAAGATTGTTTGAACCTTCAGGTACTGAGTTTTACATAACAAGTATAGAGGAGAGTGATGATGAGTGATAAAGAAAAGTATGAAGAACTATGTGAAGCATTAGTAGGTATAGATGCTACTGAAAGATATACTCACGAAGATATACTTTCATATGTTTATAACTTAAAAGATACAGAGGAGAAATTTTATGACAACAAAAAGTAAACCAACAATAGATGCAGTAACATTAAATTTAGTTAATAAACTAAAGCAGATAGATGATACAATGAATGAAGGTGCTTGGGAATACATACATCTAGGAGATATATTAAGATTACAAGATGCTTTTCATAAAGCTATTAGACACTATGACCTAAAGAAAGAAGGTGGTATACACGACTATGGAGCAGACAAAGGTAAGTACCAACAGTTCTGGCATAGTGATTATGTATGTCATACAGACCCAAAAGCATTTGACCCAAGCAAAGTAGAGGAGGAAGATGATGAGTAAATATACATATGAATATGAGGTTAAAAAATTAAATAAATATACTATAGAGTGTGATAGAAAACTTACGATTGGTGAAGTAAATTTTGTTATGTTTGAAGTCCAAACAAAAACAGATTTAAAAATAGAAGAAATGACATATAAAATTCCACTAGAAGATGGTACTATTGCACTTATTACTTATGCCCCTATTTTGTATGGTGGTGATATAACAACAGGAAAGGAAAATTTATTAGAGGAGAATGATGATGAGTGAATATAAATATACATATAAATTTAGTGAGCAGACAGTAGACACTAGATACTACAAGGTAGAATCTAATACGAAACTTACCAAGAGTGAGATGCAAGATTTAGCTTGGTCAGTAGAGCAGACAGAAGGAGAAACCTTTAAATGTAATGAAGGTAAAGCTACCTTTGAAGGTACTGAAATTGGAGATGATGCACAGTATAAAATGGAAGAAGGAGAAGAGGATTTAGCAGATGATTAAATATATTATATACACACAACACTCTTGTAACTTTTGTAACAAAGCAAAAGATTTATTACGAGAAGCAGGCGAACATTTTGAAGAACGATTATTAGATACACCTGCAAAGCTAAAAAGATTTAAAGATGCAGGACACACAACTGTACCACAAATCTTTCTACATATAGGTGGGTTTAATGAACTAGAAGAATTTATGTTTCCAGAAGATATAGAGTTTGACCCAGATATAAAACTTGTAGAGGAAACAAAACCTACTGCAAAGGTATTACCTTTTAAGATAGGTGCTATCTCTGGAGATATAGAGAAAGATAAATGAAATACAAAATAGAAATGGAGATTGATTTTAATAAAAGACCTACAAAAAAAGATGTATTAAACAAACTGTTTGATATGTTAAGAGACAACAAAGTTGAATACAAATTACATAAGTATAACAATAACTTATGGGAACAAATTAAAAGGAGTATTAAGAATGATAAACATAAATAAAGAAATGGTACAAATATTATTAAGTATTTTAATATGGTATTTACTATGTTTTATTGTGCCTTACATAGGGTATTGACTATATGGAAAATGTAATGTATAATAAAACTAATGTGAAAAAACAAATGTTTGTTATAGCTATGCCATATCCTAAAAATAAAAAATTACCAGATATTTTAGAGGAAGAAGATGGTCAGGTAATGTATTTTAAAAAAGAGAAAGATGCTATAACTTTTTTACAGAACTTATATGATGAAAGAAACATTCATATACAAGCATTGATAGATGATAATATAAAAATTATGAGGGTACAATGACTGAAGATATTTATGAAAAAACTTTAGCAGAAAAAGAAAAAGAAGTACACATATTAAGAGTTAGAGTAAAAGAATTAGTAGAAGAAGTTAGTGTATTAAAAACAGAACTTAAACAATATAAGAGAGTACAAAGTGATTTTGGATATGATTTAGTTGTAGAAAATCCAGATGCAGAGCATATAAAAAATGAGTAGAGATAGAGAAAGAAGACTAAAAGCTACAGGAAAATGGTTTAAAAAATCTAGTGTAAAAAACTTATGGGCAAACCACATATTCCCTATACTTTTAATTGTAAGCTTTACTTTTTATTTGTTTACTTTATAAGAAAGAGAAAAAAATGAATTTATTAGAACAAGAAATAAAAGAACTAATTAAAGAAAGATATTATGAGTACCTTGAAGAAGGTTATGAATCTTTTGAAGCTATGGAATTAGCAAAGAGAGATATATATGAAACAAAAGAAGTAGAGATACATACTTATAATAAAATATATGATAGTTCTTTTGAAGTTGACTAACAGTATTAAATAATATATAATAAAAATTTTAATGGGGAAATTATGGAAAAAAAATGGCTAGACAGGGGTGCTTGTCCTAAATGTGGGTCAAGTGATGGGAATGTTAAACATTCTGAAGGGTACAGTTATTGTTTTTCCTGCAACACTAGATTTGGAGAGCAAATGGAACACGAAAAAGTAATACCTATACCTACTGAAAGTAATATAAAAACTGTAGGTGTAACAGGTGCATTAACTGAAAGAAATATTAGTAAGGAAACTGCACAAAAGTATCACACACAAGTTAAAGCAAATGGTAGTATGAATACACATCATATCTATAAATATTTTGATAGTGGTGGAAACAATATTGGTAATAAGATTAGAGATGTAGCTACAAAGAATATGTGGGTAGAAGGTAATGTAACTGATGCATTATTGTTTGGACAAGATTTATTTACAGGTGGTGGTAAGTATGTAACTATTACTGAAGGAGAGGTAGATGCTATGTCTGCCTATGAATTATTAGGTAGTAAGTGGGCTTGTGTATCTATTAAGACAGGAGCAGGTTCTGCTGTACGAGATTGTAGAAAAGCATTTGAATATTTAGATAGCTTTCAAAATATAGTCATATCATTTGATATGGATAAACAAGGGCAAGAAGCTAGTGAGAAAGTAGCACAGTTGTTTAGTCCAAACAAATGTAAAATTATGAATATGGAATTTAAAGATGCAAATGAATATCTAAAGATGGGTAAGAGAGAAAAGTTCTCACAAGCTTGGTGGAACGCACAACCATTTACTCCTGCAGGAATTACAAATCTTCGAGATTTAGGAGATGCTTTATATACAGAAGAGTATTGTGAAACAGTACCATATCCTTGGGGTAAGATGAATGAAAAGACTTATGGTATGAGAACAGGTGAGTTAATTACATTTACATCTGGTGCAGGTATGGGTAAGTCTTCTATTATGAGAGAACTTATGCACCATTTACTCAAGAATACAAATCATAATATAGGTATACTTGCATTAGAAGAGAGTATTAAAAATACTGCATTTAATATTATGTCAGTAGAAGCTAATGCTAGATTATATATCAAAGAGATTAGAGATAATTGTTTTAGTAGAGAACAATTACAAGAATATCAAAAGAATACAGTTGGCTCTGGTAGGTTCTTTGCCTTTGACCATTTTGGTTCTATTGATAATGACGAGATACTATCACGAGTAAGATATATGGCTCAAGCATTAGAATGTAAGTGGATATTTATTGACCACTTATCTATACTTGTATCAGGTCAGGAAGATGGAGATGAAAGAAAATCTATTGATGTATTAATGACCAAGCTACGAAGTCTTGTAGAACAAACAAATATTGGTATGTTATTAGTATCACATCTACGAAGACCTTCAGGTGATGCAGGACACGAGAATGGTAAAGAAATTACACTTTCACATTTACGAGGTAGTGCGAGTATTGCTCATCTATCTGATGGTGTGATTGGATTAGAAAGAAATCAACAAGATGATGACGAAGTTAAATCTAATACTACAACGATTCGTATATTAAAGAATAGATATACAGGAGATACAGGTATAGCTACACATCTACATTATAATAAAGAAACAGGTCGTATGAAAGAGATTGACAATCCTTACGAAGTAGATTATAATGCAGAGAATACAGAGGAGGTACCATTCTAATGAAGTGTTACAACTGTCAAACAGAACTTATATGGGGTGGAGACCATGATTGTGAAGATAATGAGGAACATGCTATTGTTACAAACTTATCTTGTCCTAATTGTGGTGCTTTTCATTTAGTGTATTGGGGAGATAAAGATAAACAAGAAGATGACCCAGAGATGTGGAAACACTTTTGTGAAGTAGAAGAAAGTGAAATGGAAATAGGTAAAGGAGAAGCATGTAATTGGTGTGGAGAGGAAGAACATGAAAGTCGTACTTGATATAGAAACAGATACCATAGATGCTACAGTAGTAAATTGTATTGTTGCAAAAGATATAGATACAAATGTATCAACAGTATTTGACCCAGATAATATGCATGTATTTAAAAGTTGGTCTAAAGATATTGATAAATATATAATGCACAATGGTTTATCATTTGATGCACCTATTTTAAATAGATTATTAGGTGTAGAAATTAAACCTGCACAAGTAACAGATACATTAATATTGTCTCAAATGTTTAATCCCTTACGAGAAGGTGGTCATGGATTAAGAGCATGGGGAGACAGATTTAATTTTCCTAAAGGAGAGATAGATTCTTTTGGTAAATATACAGAGGAATTAAGAAGATACTGTATGCAAGATGTAGATATAACACATAAGTTGTATAATTATTTAAAAAAAGAAGGGCAAGGTTTTTCCAAATCTTCTATTGATTTAGAACACCAAGTAAGAGTTATTATAGACCAACAAGAAAAGAATGGTTTTTATCTTGATGTAAAAAAAGCTATGTGTTTACACAATACTTTACTAGATGAAGCTAATGAGTTAGAGAAGTGGGGTCGTATAAGATTTGACCCAACAAGAAAAGATTTAAAAACAAAAACAAAATACATACCTTTTAATATAGGTTCAAGACAGCAGATAGCTGACAGACTTATGGATATAGGTTGGAAACCTAAAAAACATACAGATAAAGGTAATGTAATTGTTAATGAAGAAGTATTAGATAATATTAATTTACCAGAAGCTAAAAAGATTTCTAGGTACTTGTTGCTTCAGAAAAGAATAGCACAAATTAAGTCATGGATAAATGCTTGTGATGATACAGATGGTAGAGTACATGGTAGAGTTCTTACTCTCAAAACTGTAACAGGTCGTATGGCACATCACAGTCCTAACATGGCTCAAATTCCTGCTGTTCGTTCTCCCTATGGAAAAGAGTGTAGAGATTGTTGGACAGTTGAAAATCCCTACACTCACTCCATTGTAGGCACAGATGCTAGTGGATTAGAATTAAGATGTTTAGCACATTTAATGAATGATACTAATTTTACTGAAGAAGTTTTGAATGGAGATATACATACTGCTAATATGAGAATGGCAGGTATATCAGATAGAGACCAAGCTAAAACATTTATATATGCTTTTATGTATGGTGCAGGTGCTAGTAAGATAGGTCAGATAGTAGGTAAAGGTGCAAAAGAAGGACAAGAATTAATGAATAGATTTTTATCTAATATGCCTGCACTTAAAAGAGTTCGAGATAGTGTAACAAATTCAGCATCAAAAGGTAAGATAAGAGGTATTGATGGTAGATTACTCCATGTGCGTTCTCCACATAGTGCATTAAATACTTTACTACAAGGAGCAGGTGCAGTTGTTTGTAAGCTATGGTTAATTAATATGAATAAAAGAATACAAGCATCTGGAGTAGATGCTAAATTAGTTGCTTCAATACATGATGAATATCAATATGAAGTTTCTAAAAAAGATGTACAGAAATTTGGTAGTATTACCAAAGATGCAATGAAGGAAACAGAACAACAGTTGCAAATGAAATGTCCACTAGACAATGAATGGAAGGAAGGTATGACATGGGCACAAACACATTAGTCAAAGAATTTGTGGGTAGAAAAGACCACAAAGATTATATTAAACGTGGTACTGCAGTAGAAAATTTACTTGTAGAAGAAGGTTTACGAAGGGGATATATTGTAAAATCTTCTTCAGAGAAACAAAATATGTATGACCACATTGATTTAATTTTAACGAAAGGAGATAAAAAATTTACAGTAGATGTAAAAGCTAGAAGAACAGGAACAGATAAGTCAAAAGGATTTGATGACTTATGGACTGTAGTGGAGTTCAAAAATACTATGGGTGATTCAGGTTGGTTATATAGCAAATCTGATTATATTGTTTTTGAACGTAAAGAAGACTTTGTATTTGCAGATACAACACAGCTTAGAAATATGTGTGAAGATATTGTAGATGTAACAAAGAGAGTAGCATCATTTAGAAATGCAAATTATAAAGTTTGGGGTAGAAGTTATCAAGGTAAAAAAGATTTAATATCAAGAATAGAAATGTGTAAGATTATTGAGTTAGATAAAACATTTATTTGGTTAAAAAAGTCTTGACAAAAATGTATAACTCTGCTATAATTTTAATTTTGAAAGGAAAATAATATGAGTGTATTAAAAGGAAATGCTTATTGGGCGAGCATAACAAGCCCTAACACAACATTTGATTCTGATGGTGTGTGGACTATTGATGTAGGTAATCTTGATGCAAAGAATAAAAAGATTGCTCAAGAAGATGGTCTTAATGTTAAGAATAAAAATGATGACAGAGGAGACTTTGTTACCATTAAAAGAAAAGTTAAGAACAAACGTGGCGATTTAAACAAATCACCAGAAGTTGTAGATGCACAAAAGAGAGTCATGATTAATACTTTAATTGGTAATGGTTCAGAAGTTAATGTGTTGTACTCTACATATGATTGGGAGTTTGGTGGTAAGTCTGGAGTGTCTGCTGATTTAAGAGCAGTACAGGTTACTAACTTAATACCTTACAATGCAGATGCAGATGCAGATGATGCATTTGATGTTGTGCCTGATGGTTTTGTGTCTAACGAAGCAGAAGAAGGTGTAAAGTTTGCTTCTTAATTAAGAAAGGATAATGGGGAGTTCTGGCAAAAACCAACATACAGTAATCAGCTTGGTCTCCCCATTTTTAATTATATGAAAACAATAGACACATTAGTAGAAGATATATATAATTTATTTGACCCTATGGTTACAAATACTATAGACGAAAAAGAATTAGATAAACACTTAAAAGAATTTACAAAGAACGTAACTAATAATATTAAGACTGTTCTAAATGAACAACCTAGAAAGCAAAGAAGATTATCTTTATCTTCTATAGGTAAACCTACCAGACAGTTATGGTATGATAGACATTCTAGTTCAGAAGCAAGACCTATATCTTCATCTACTAGAATTAAGTTTTTATATGGTCATATACTTGAGGACTTACTTATACTATTGTCTAGAGCATCTGGTCATACAGTTACAGAAGAACAAAAGCAAGTAGATGTAGAAGGTATTAAAGGACATCAAGATTGTAAGATAGATGGTGAATTAGTTGACTGTAAAAGTGCTAGTGGTTTTGCATTTAAAAAGTTTGCTAATAATAGACTAGCTGATGATGACCCTTTTGGATATATAGCACAAATATCTGCATACTCTGAAGGTAATGGTGTCAAAGAAGCTTACTTTTTAGCAATAGATAAACAACATGGTAACATTGCACTAACAAGAGTGCATGATATGGAGATGATAAATGCAAAAGAAAGAGTACAGTATCTCAAAGGTGCTTTGGAATCTAAAACAGTTCCTGATAGATGTTATAGTGATATTCCTGAAGGTAGTTCTGGGAATAGGAAGCTTGCTATTGGTTGTGTTTTTTGTCCTCATAAAAGAGAGTGTTGGTCTGATGCTAACAATGGTCAAGGACTTCGTGCTTTTAAGTATGAAAAAGGTACGACATATCTTACACAAGTTTATAAAGAACCTAGAGTAGAGGAAATATTAGAATGGTAAATAATCATTGGATATTTTATAAAAGTGATAAACCTTTTATTCCTAATGCAGATAAGTTTGGTTTTGTTTATATAATAACTAATACTAAAATAAAAAAAGCTTATGTAGGTTGTAAACAATATTATATAGGTAAGTCTAAAAAACAATCTAAATGGCAAACATATATAGGTTCTTCTAAATATTTAAAAGAAGATATTAAAAAAATAGGGAAGAAACATTTTACTTTTGAAGTAATAGCAGAGTATAAAAACAAAAGAAGTTTACGTTATTATGAAATGTATTATCAAGTAAAATGGAATGTTCTTACTGCCACTATAGAGGGTAGTGATGAAAGAGCATATTATAATTCTTATGTTGGTGGTAAATTTTTTCCTCCTATTGAGTTGTATCAAGACCCAGACTATAAAGAAATGATGCGTAAAAAAGTATATGATAATGTTAAAGTTCTAGATAAAAAAAGAAAATCAGCTTTAAAAAGAGAAGAGAATATTGAATATAAAAAAAAGATGAGAGAGAATAACTATGATAATCTTGAAGTTAAAAAAAAGTTACGTGACAAAAATTTAGGAGAAAAAAGTTCTAGTGCACTTGGACCTCATAAATTAACTTTTGAAGATGGTCGTTTAATAGTTGTTCCTAATTTAGCTAGATGGGCAATGGACAGTAATAAATACGATTGGGCACAATTATTTCATTTAAAAAGGGGTTATAAAATACAGGGTGGAAAAAAAGTTAGAATATTAAAATGTAAAGATATAATAAAAGTAGAGGAATTAAATGATTCAAGAAATATTTAAACCATTAATGTTTATAAAAGATAATAAATGGATTAGAGCACCAGGTTATGAAATAAGTAATTATGGAAATTTAAAAAGTTTAAAGACTAATAGAATAATGAAGAAGAGTTATGAAAGAACACAAAGAGGAAAAAGAGATGGCAAAGGTTATATTAAATATCAAATAAGTTTAGATGGTCATGTAAACAATCAAGCGAAAAGTAAAAAAAATGTTAGTATTAGAGAACATAGAATGGTTGCTTTAAACTTTGTACCTTTTAATTTGTTTGATAGATATTTATGGTGGTCTAATATTCCTCCTGATTTTCAATTAAGATTTGGAATATTAACTCACCAAGTAAATCATATAGATGGAGATATATGGAATAACAGAGTAGATAATTTAGAGTGGGTTACACCACAACAAAATACTAAACATGCCTATGCTAATTTTGATAGAGAACATCATTCAAAAATTTGTGCACCTTTTAACAAAAGAAAAGTATTAGAAGGAATACATAGAGGTAAAAATAATCCTATGTATAAACATGGAAAAAAAACACGACCACTAAATTAACAAAGGAAAAAACATGGCAATAAAAACACATATATTAGAAGCAGTTATGTCTCACTATACAGCAGAAAGAGATAAAGCTTTAGCAAATATTAAGATACATCTTAACAATCCTGTAGGTGTAGGTGAACATCCTAAGATTGTAGAAGATGTTATTGAATTAGTACATAAAGCATCTGAAGCAAAAGATGCAATAGA